TACAATATCTTGTGTATGCCTATATTTTTAACTGCCGAAGCCAAAGAGTTTGAAACAAGAAACATACAACCCAATTGGAACAACAAACATTATGCTTTCAATTTCATGATCAACAAACCCAGGCCCAACAGAGAGTTCTTGTTGGTGTTGATCAAACACTTTGGGCTAGACAATTACACCTATTCGTTGTGCTGGAAAAAAACCGATATCAATCGCGCCAAAATGTTGGCCAATACCAATTCAGATTGGTACAAACAAATTATAAACAACACCCAAGTTGACATTCCAGAAAAATCTTATGCGTTCGGACACGAAGTTTTTTTAGATCAAGGACTTAAATCCGGACAAATCAAGAATATGGAAAACTATGCTGGGCTGTTGAAAGATACACTGTTTGAGCCCAGTTGCGTGAGTCTAATCACTGAACCCAGTTTCTATGAACGTGAAACACTCAAAACAGAAAAGACCATTATGGCTATCTATGGCGGAACTATACCGATTTGGGTAGGCGGTTGGGCCATACCTGAAAGTATGCGCCGCCTGGGGTTTGATGTGTTTGATGATATAGTAGATCATAGTTACGAACGCATGGTAGATCCTTGGGATCGCGCCTACTATGCTGTAGAAAAAAATCTACATCTATTGCGTGACGTTGACCGCACTCGAAAGTTTATACAAAATAATCGGGCTAGATTTCAACATAATCTTGATCTAGTGCATCGCAATGTGTTCATGGAAGATCTTGTAGAAAAAATCAACCGATATGATGCAAAGACTCAACGTGTGCTCAGAGAAATTTCTCGAGGTTTCAGATTTAGATTGTTTAATGATTATAAATTGCTAGGTGATATATTAGGCAGGCCTGGTCCACCGATTGAAGAAACAAAGAGATGGGGTTAAAGTCTCTCAAGATAGCGTAAAAACTTTTCCAAGTCGCCATACATGGCATACATGATGGCTTGTTGACTGCCGAATATAATTAGTTTGGGAGTTTTACCGACTTTGAGATAGTAGGGACAATCCAGTTTTCGATTCAAGGTCATCAGCAAACCGGGACTCAACATTTTTGTAAAATCAAACTGGTATTGTTCAATGGACAAAAATTTAAAAGTATCATACCCAGATATACTCAATCTCAATCCACCATCATTTCGCAAATCTTGCCACCACGACTTTAACGCCCATTCAAAACTAGGCCGATCATCTACTGGCAGTTGATTTAACAGTTGTTGGGTAAGTTGTTGTTTATCGGGCATCGGGGTATACCTGCGCCCCCTGCGTCAACAGCACCACTGTGAACTTGTCAGTCTTGAATTGTGTGTTGAGTTTTTTGGCCAAGTTTCTGGCATGCCCGGGATTGGAAAAACTTACTTTTTTGTATTTGGGTCCGGGGTATTGTGTGAGCATGTTTGATGTTTTCAAGTTAATGGGCTTGGTATCAAAAAACACAGCCCACACTCCCTCGGAGGCCAACACTTGCTCGGTCTTGTAAGTTGCTTTGTCAGTGTGCTCGATCAGCACCGTTGGCTTGGGTCTACTCATCGTTATCTCCGTAGTTTATTTATCTCAAAAACTACGTGCTTTTAAAACCACCACCACTCATCTCCACTGTGACAGTTTCTTCGCGACTGGCCGAATTGCGCATACTTTCCAAGGTCAACAACAGTTTGGTAATGTCCCCGTGTAGGTCTTTGGCATCACGCAAGGTCATTGTGAGGTCACGTTGGCCACGACTTTCTGCAGCCTTGATTGTATCCACAAAACGATTGATATGTAGACTCATTTCAAGAAAATTTCTTCATGAAATGTGTTTTACTGAGATACTGCTCAAGTTCAGGTGGAATCCATCCCTGTGGCTTGAGTACTTTGCCATCTTCACGCTTTCGAACCTTGCCGGTGTCTCGATCGATCTTGGCAAAGTTTGTGCGCATGACTTCCTTCCATGCACCTTCGCCGTCGGCACCCAGGCTGTGAATAGCACCAATTGTGACCACCAAGATGTCAATCAGGGCATCTAAGTCGTCTTTGGCTGTGGTACTGGCCACAAGTTCATCAAATTCTTCTCTAATGAGGTTACAATACATTTGGTATTGTTGTTCATTGAACTCGCCTGTGGTTTGATCACAGGCCTTCATGAATTTTTCTTGATCACGAAACGGATTGGTCATTGGCTTGCTCTTGAGTTTGAAAAGGACCTTGGTAAGCATAACGCTCCAAGGCAATAAGTTTGGGGTGTTGCACCACTCGCCACTTGCGATGTTGTTTGACCCGGTACCAGCCTGCTGCGAACCAGGACTTAGATTTTTCTTCTTTGGTAAACAACGGTAATTTATGTTTGACATCCCACAGTGGATTGAACACCGCACCCATGACCTCGTGTCCATACACCATGTTTGCCGGCTGTGGCGTTGCTGTTTCAGCTGGCTCGAATTGGATGTTTATGGCATCGCGAGCCATTTTAATGGTTTGATATTTTGCTACACTGTCTAGGATTTTTATTGTGCAGTTGCCGTTGTCAGCAACTTCAAGTTGGCCAATCTTGCGATTATCCTTCTTGAGTATCCAATACTGATTCTCTACTATGGGTTTGGCTAGTATCATCTAGTACTCCTTTATATGTTTCGTTGAGCCATCGACTGACTTGTTCGGCGTTCTCACTGAGTTTGGTCAACTCATACCGGCCACAGAATCGCATGAAGTGAACTCCAACTTGTCCAACGTCGCGATGACTGACTTGCTCACGAATGCATTGGTCAACCACGGCCTTGACATCATCGGGTTGCGCAGTAAGGTCAACCAAGGTCCGATTGCGTTCGTAATCATCCTTGACTCGGTGTTCTGCACCATTGTGGTCAGTCCAACGTTGTAGCATCAGATTGTTCCAGTTGTAGCCTTTATTACCGCGATCCGCGTAGGCTTCACGGAGACCAACCTTATTCTTTGTTCCCTTCTCACGTACTCCCGGATATGCACTAAACACATTGTCGGAGGTGTCCCCACGCATGCACTTTTCAAATAGTAGCCATTGGGGGTCCGGAGTGATTTTTGGTTGTTTAGTTTTCTTATCAACGACAGGGTTGCCTTTGGCATCAAATATACCTTCCAGGGTCAGTAGTTCGTCCGTGATACCGTTGTATTGTTGTACATTGGCAGCCAGTAACTGCACAAAGTCAGTGTCTGAGCTTACAATTGTGTGTTCATCTTGGGGGTGTAGTGCAATCCAACGTGCAATGACGTCATCTGCTTCGGCGGTGGCGCAGCGGACGACGCTACAGTTTGTTCGAGTAGACAAGTATTTAGTCAGCTCATCATAGGTTTCCCAAAACAGCTTGTCTTCTTCTGCTTCAGTTTCCGTCATTGCACCACGTGCCACAGCACGGTTTTTCTTGTAGGGTTCGTAGAAGTCCTTGCGCCAGCTACGCCCTTCTAGTGCAAAAATCACATGATCTGCTTGGAATCTACGAGCCACTTTGTTGGCGGCCATAATGGTCACATGCAGGGCAAAGCCCAATTTGGTCCATGTGTCACTGGCACGATGTGCACTGTGCCTGGCACGGAAAAACATGTTGGCAGTGTCAATCAGCAGATATTTCATTGGGTGCAATCAGGTTGTTATCGTTGATGTATTGTAACACATAGTTGGCCCAAAAGCAATGGGCATCAGCACCAAAATGATATGTTTTGGGATTTACGTATTCAAAACCGTTGTTTCTACACACAGCACTATAGGAATGATCTATGGAATAGGGTTGAATATATGAAACTCCCCAATCCTGATCTGCTGGCAGTTCACTGAATGTACTGTGTCCGTTAAAAAACAAGTGCGGTATTTGAAGATGCGTCAACTCTTGATGAAAAGCCCAAATTTGGTCATGTGCTCTACGAGTGGCCACTTTCCAATCAACATCAATCACATACTGCTTGTACCTATCACGCAGTTCGGGTGGAACTATATCCCATCCACTGGCGTTGACTTGATACCAGATGCCATTGTGTAACCACTCCTCGCGTTCCCAAGTTGACCACTGTATGATCATAAAAGTGTTGGATAGTTTATCTGGATTGTTTTTGATCCAATCACGTGTGGTACGAATCATGCGGTCATTGCTACTGGCTGACTCTGCAGCACAATACATTTCAATACCGAGATGCTGGGCCAATTTAGTGCACCAACTCACCGCTAGATTTGCAGGGTGCGGTCGACGATCTATGCCATTCTGACCATCATCTACAGCAAATGCTGCATCGACTGCGGCTTCTGCAGCCGCGGTATGGCTACAGCCGTTAACGTATAAAATCATTCTTGATATGTGGGATTTGGAATTTCTAATTCAAACACATGGTATTCACTGAATACTGTGTCGGTGTTCTTGAGTAGTTCTATGGTGCGAAGTTGCTCGGCTTCTTGTCGTGTGCCGTAAAATCCTGAACCAAATGTGACGCTGCTACCACCGCCATACACATAGCTCATTTGAAGCCCGGTCTGTTTGATCACAGCATAGACCTTGAATGTGGGCAACGGTTTAAGTGGTTCCATCTTTCAACACCTTGAATGTTTCTGCTTCTACTACACGTTTGCGTAGGCTTGAACTGGAGAAGCTGTGGTCACGTCGGTTGAATACATGTTGTATTCCTCGTGCTGCACCTTCACTGCGACCGGTGAAATTGGTGTCCTCGTACTCCACACCCAGAATTCGAACATC